GTAAGCGGTATGCACTCTGTCAATTCGTTTTTGCTGACCACATTCATTACGAGACCTTTACAAAAAGTGGAGCGGGGCATAAAGCCCCAACTCCACAGGGGGAAAGGGGGTTAAGACATTACGGCTTTGAGGACTGCGAAAGCAATCGACACGCCCGGTTTCCCGTCAAGCCGCGAAACAAAACGATAAGCTGTTTCGTCGTAATCGAACTTGAGGTGCATCGAGCTGTCAATTTTAAGCTCCTGCCTCATTGCCATTATATACATTCCGAAATCACCAAGAATAAGGTCGCCCTTGCTTCCAAGTGCCGGAGCATTGCGCGTCTTGACAAGCTGATAACCCAGCATCGTATCCGGTACTGTCCTCTGACCCATCATAGTAGAGTAGTCAGCGTGGAATATAGGCTGGTTGTTATCGTCTTTCAGCTTCCGAAGTGCGGCAACGGTAGCCTTACGTGTAACCCATGTAAGGTCGCTGAAATTCTCATCAATGGCCGCATCCATATCAATAACATCATCATACTTAACCGTGGAAGCCGTATTACGGGCAACCAGATTGACAGAGGGGTCATTGAGAACACCAAGAGGCTGACCGGAGCCAGTACCCTGAATTATCATCTTCTCCATCTCGTACTGGAAAGCGCGGGTAAATACGCCGACCATGAAGTTGACAATATTTATCGCACTATCAGCAATAAGCTCATCAGTCATATATAGCAGACCGACAAGTTTACGAGCGGCAAACGACAACTGCTCAAAGGTAGGCTTAGAGCTGGTCTTCTGAGCACCCTCATCCGTCCACGTGAGAGTAATTCCGCCGAAGTACGAACCGGCAGCCTGTGACAGCTTAGGAATCTTCAGAGTCTGATTACTCATCGGTATACGCCAAACCTTTGACAAAAGCGGAGACTGCGCAACGGCGAACTGGACAACTACATTGTAGAACTCGGTCGGTACAGTGTATCCGCCGTCAGCATCCGTACCCTCACTCATTCCACTTGCCTTCATGTCAGCCTTGATTTTCTCAGTGTAAGACTTAATATCCACACCTTCATCAGCATAACGCCGATTGTCAAAACGGCATTTGATCATTTTGGCAAAGGTCTCAAGCTCAGGAGAAAGCCTCTGAAATACTCCACCGTTGCTTACAATCTGCTTTCCGAGCATCGTACCGCTTGATTTTACATCGTGACCAAGCAGGTAGCCTTTGTGAAACTGTGTTGTGTCAACAACAGCATCATTTTTCGACTGCAAAAACTCACTGTCAGCATCCGCGTCATCGGTGAAAATCTGCTTCCGCTCAACACCTTCCATCTCATCCTTGAGAGCCTTAATTTCCTCTTTCGTGGAATTTTTTACAGCTTCCTGTATAATTCCGGTAAGATCATCCATTGTGATCTCGTTTACATCTTTTACGTCTGTATTTTTGTCTTTGATTTCCGCAGGCATAATAAATTCCTTTCAATTTAAGATACTTTTCCTTTTAACCTGTTAACCTCATCTTTCAAATTTGCCCTTACTGCCTTATGAACAATTTCCTCAAGTAAAGACTTGTCGATTGATAAAGTTTTCTTTTTTGGCTCAGGCTTTTGAAATCCTACTAATTTCAACCCTTTAGCCGCCGGGGGTTCAGAATTATCGCCCTCTGCCTTATCATCCGGTGACGCCGGTTCATCAGCGGAATTCTCAACAGGAGCTTCGTTTTTTATTTCCAACTTGTCAACCATAAACTTTCTTACCATTTCCTTTAAATCCTTTTCGTTATCGCTACCCACAGCGCTAAAAAGCTCGCTGTACCACTTTGCGTACGTTGTCAAAACCTCATCATTAAGGAACTTTTTAAACGATTTTTTATCGAGTTCGCCGTACACTGTAGCATCCATTGACTGCCATGTAGTCTCATATATCGCCGATACTGCCGCTTCCCGGCTAACAATACCCGCAAGACTCTTAACGTTCTTCTCTTCCATGTTTTCGCTCTCTTCCTTTGTGTCAATGTCCTCAATCGCCTTTAATTCCGGTGCTTCCTCGTCGAACTCTTTATAGTGCTTGACAAGGAGATTATATACCTTTTCACGGTCAGCTTCCGGTATGTCAACTCCACCTCTCGCACCGTTAAGCGCGGCTACCGCAGCAGACAACGCTTTGAACACGGTATTGTATCCATCAGCCCGGTGATGCGGTAGTTTATAAGCGCTTTTATTCTCTGTGTTTTCTTCATCATGCCATGTACTCATCTTTTTCAGGTCGTCAACATCAGCCGCCTTTATTTCATCACTTGCCGACCATTCAGCATCTTTCGGGTCAAGGTCGTAAGACTTGAAAGGAACAACAGCCTTCTTTACAATACGGAAATCAAGCGATTTTGTTGTGGCCCCCGGATTATCCGGCACTGATACCTGTGAATATTCCACAATCTCCCATTTCTTTACAAGCCGACCACCGTTTGGCTTCGGGGAACTGATAAGCGGAATAAAACCAATAGAGAAGTTAGGCATATATCCGTCTTTTGCTTTCAAAAACAGTCTTTTCCCTTCCTCGTCCGGGAAATACTGCGTCTTTGCGATTATGCCCTTGACTCCCTTTTCGTTCACTCCGGCGGTAATGCTCAACGGCTTTGCGATAGGCTCTCCGGCCATGCTTCCCATGCCATGCTCTTTGAGAACCACCACCTTACCGTTAATTACCATACCGTCAGCCAGCATAATATCCTTGCTACGGTCTTCTTCCTCGGTGGAAATAAAATGCTCTATGATAAGATTTTCCTCATCAACTGATTTTATCTCACTTGTAAATTGCTTGATTTCCTTTGGCATAATCAGCCTTCCTTTCTTTTATATCCAATCGTACAACGACAATTTATATTCTCGTCAGCTATACTTCCATTTCCGGGTGCAATCATTGAATCAGCGCCCACAGCAAATTCATCATCTATCGGTATGGTGTTTCCCTCATTGTAAACCTCACCGGCTATCTTATGGCTGTCTCTTACACTGCTGTCTCTTGACGATATCCAGTATTTCTCAAACTCATCCTTCATGCCGCTTTGCTGAACCGCCTCAACATCCGCGCGGCTCATTGCCGCCACAGTCTCCGTCCTTGCTATCAGCCCAGCCCGGTACTTGTCATAGCTTGCGAACTTGTCAGCCAGTGTTTCGGATATTGTCGTTATCGGCAATCCCTCACTGAATCCAGCGGTCAGTATGTCGTCAATATCGTCAAAAGTAGTCCCGGCAACCTTTTTACTGAACATTTCCAGCCTGTCACCCAGCCACTTCTCAGCCTCACTGTCCGGCAATATTGCGAATGTAAACTCAGACTGCATCTTTACAGTTGATAAGCTATTAAGCCGATTCTGCCCGGATTTTAGCATAATTTCACGTATATACGGCTCGGCAAGCTCTTTTAACACAACAACCTCTTCCGACATGTCAATATTCATATCATCAAGATTATCCTTCTTTATCCACTCATCGCGTTTCTTTTTGCTCCACCCATTCAACTGCCCGGATTTTCTCGCCGCCAGCTTCTCGAACTTTGCCATTATCTCACTCTTTACATCAGAGAAATATCCCTGCATTGCCTGTTTAAGCGGTATCTCGTATTCCTCTTGTAAACCAACAAACTGCTTCCATATAATATCATCATTGACCGATTTAGTCTCAATTATACCGCTTGACTTTTCGGAGTCTTTATCAGGCGCATCCCCCTTCTTCTGCCCTGGCTGAATCACGTTAAACGGCAACCACGGCCTTTCCCCCCAGTCAACAGGCTCAAGACCACTTCTGTTTCGCTCCTCGTTTATCGTAGTATATCCAGAGCTTAGATTATCAATGCGCTCCTTTAACACAAGCTCCCTGTCCTCATTTGAGGGCAGATCAAAGTCAGCTGTAAGCCTGTCATCGTATATTGGAAGGAGGAAATTCTCAAGATACTCCTCAATAAGCATCGAGCGCGGTTTAATCGTTTCCTGATAATATGTTTTATCCAGCGCCTCCATGTTCGCCCGGTTTACATCCTTGACAAGGCCAAGCTTACCCGCGGGCATTCCAAAC